TATGCAATGTAAGACAATGAATCCAATTATATACTTTGATGAGTTAGACAAAGTGTCTGATACTCCAAGAGGTGAGGAGATCATTGGAATTCTAACGCATCTAACGGATACATCACAAAACGACAAGTTTCATGACAAGTATTTTAACGAGATAGAGTTTGATTTGAGCAAGTGTTTATTCATCTTCAGTTACAATGAACCAGAGCGTGTTAATCCTATTCTTCGTGACCGAATGTATACGATTAAGACTAATGGATATACTAATAATCAAAAAGTTACGATTGCTGAGAAACATCTTATTCCAAAATTGATGCCACAGGTTGGTTTTAAGCCAGATGAAGTAAATATTCCAACTGAAACAGTAAGCTTTATTACAAGAGAATACACAAGCGAGGAAGAAAAAGGGGTTCGTTCGCTAAAACGCCGATTAGAGATTATTTTTACAAAGCTGAATCTATATCGTCTTCTAAAACCAGGAACAGAGATGTTTGGTCAAAAGATTCCTGATTCAGTTGAGTTTCCAATTACTGTGACTCCAGAGCTTGTTCAAGAGTTGTTGAAAAAAGAGAAGAAAGACAATAAACACTGGATAATGTATTCTTAAACAATATAGGCTGATATTGTAAAACATAGGATGTATAAGTTTACATTGTAGGGTTATCGGATGATACCTTTTTATAGTCATTTAGATTTAGATGAAATGCTTGACATTATTGAAAAAGTAAAGCATATTTTGCTTATAAAGGAAGGGTTTGAGCAACTACAAACACTGAGTTGTTTACCATATAATCTTAATGTATGGTGTCAAGACTTCAATTATCAATTAGAGAAACTTTCAACATTAAAAGACGATTTAGTTAATAATTCTAGAGAGAAATGTGGAAATTTAGCAGGTGGTCATGAATGGAAAGATGATCATGTAGAAATAAGAAATGGAGAAGAAATGAGAAAAATTACATATTGTGATAGATGTCTTAAAATGAAGTAGTACCTTCTAACGAAAAAGACGTTATACATAACAATATCCTTAAATAACTACTGTTATGTATAATTGAAAAAGTTTTCAGCAAATATTAGTTTAGGATTATTTAATCCCATGTTTTCAGGATTATAATACTTACAAGCGAGGTTAAGTAGATTCAAATTAGCGCCTTTGTCAGTTCTCTCATGGTCAATATGATATATAGGCAAAGGTAAACACTTAAATGTAAGTTCTCTTTTGTCTCTTAAACGGGCAATAAATTCACTATCGAGAAATGTATATAAAAGCGTGCTTTGTATGTATCCTCCAACCGATTTAGCATGAGAATTATGAACGAGGGTGAAATCTCCAGCTGCATCGCCCGGATTTTCTTCGGCAACAAACTTGCGAATAACTTTAGACTTACAGCTTAATAGGATATCTTTATCATCTAAAACTGTTCTATCAACATCAAAACGAGAAGCTCTATACATAAATTCTTGATTCAATTCATGATTTTTAAATAGGTCAAACATTTCTGGTTGAAAAATAATATCAGGATTTGTGAACAAAACGTATTCACCTTTACTGTGTATAAGCCCAATATTCTTACCCCAATATTCTAAAACCGGATAATGCGATAATAAGCGTTTATGTTCTGAAAGTGGAACAGTAATGACTCTTGCTTTATATGTCAAATCCAAATCATTAATAATATCTATCATGGGTCTTTTTGTCCTATCGTATTCTAATGGATTCCACTCTACAACAACTAGTTCCCAGTCAAGACCAGATGGGATACTTTTGGCAAAAGCTGAAAAACGTTCACGTGCTCTCTCTCCATAATTGTCATCCCTTGTAACACAAATAATGCTTACATACATGCTTACTAGTAAGTATAAATGGCATTTAGATAAGTTTAGAAATATAAAAACTTATCTAATTTCTATTGGCTAAAATCAATAAATGGTACTTTGTGTCCGGTTGCCACCTCTTTGATTGAGGAATGTGGCTTGACCTGAGCTCAAACAAGCGCATCCATCGGAGCCGGAGTAAATAGAAGGACAACACATAGGTGAGAATGTATTTTCTCCAAACATAAACAATTGACCCTGATCTAATTGAGTTTCGGGATTAGGAGCTACATTACCAGCTAAGATTGAGTCAGAAGTAACATGAGCAGGCTGTTGAGAGCTAACAGTGAAGTTCTCCCAGCTGTTAGGAAGACCCTCTCCCATCCTATATCCAATAGGTGCCATACCTTCCTTAAGGACAGGTACGCAGTTACAAAGAAGAAGTGAACAGATAATACAACCAAGAACAATACAAGCAATGGCTACATCAAGGCGGATCGGAACTCCAAGGACTTTGAACTCCATACTATATATTTAAAAGACAGATAATAATCTTCATAATGTGTGACTAACTATTACTATGTTTGATATTGCTCCTCCTAATTGCTTCATCAATTGGTTCATTAAAATCTGCCACTAAAATATTACCAAGCCAGAAAAAATCACTAGTCGTAACCAGATGAACCATTGGTTTAATTTTTTCTTCTTGTTCAAGTGTGTGATAAATAACATGATAATCATCATCACTAATCCAATCAATAAATCCATTCTTCACTAAATGTTTGCCATTTCTTAATGACATTTCGCACCACTTGTTTTGAGGTAACATTCTTACCTTAGCAATCGGTATACATGTTGGCTGTTTCGAGTTTGACTCTAAGGCAACTCCAAGTGGATATTTATCAATCGTCCATTCTTTATTTGTGAATTCTTTGACAACAGTATTGCTACTGAAACCGGCATTAACTCGCTTATAAATAGCTTGACGGTGTCGTTCACAACCTAAGAAATCAGCAACAGAAGCAATTTGAGCATCTTCAAGGTCAATCCAATCTGCAAATATAAAATCTTTCATTTTGAAATGTCCTGTGTTTGTTATTGGACAATAAACTATAGGGTTTGTTTCAGTGTTATAATCTATTCTAGGGAAACCAAGATTCTTGATTTCTTTATGGACCAATTTTTGTGGGTTTGACGTGTCTTGATAAATAATTCGGTGACTTCCTGTTACTATCAATCCATTTATATTATAAAATTCACTACCCTTAGCTAAGAAATCAACCATACCAGTTAGTTGCGAACCACAATGTAAAGTTCTTCCAAAGTCACTAATTGAAATATCCTTCATTTTCTTAAAAGTGCCGTCGTCAAACATTAATTCAGTTTCTCCGTCAAAACAACCTGGCTTAGAGGGTATAGAACGATTAGTTCGACCGTGCATCGCTCGTGAATAAGCAATCATCAAATAAGATAAAAAGGCAGCAAACACTACAAACACCGCTGTTCCAGCAGCAGCTATTGGCCATGTAAACGGAAGAATCCACAGAATTATGATTGCTGCTGCTAATCCAACAAGAATGACAATTATAAACTGAACAATACTTCCAATTAAAGCCTTTAAAGCTAAAAATGCGCCATATAAAGTATAAATTGTAGTGGCCCCTACTCCTGAAGCTTTGCCAAAAGCTGATTTAGATGCGACTAACATTTGCTGAATTGGACTCATAATATTTAATGAGCGTCCCATTACATCTTCACCAACATTCTCAACAGTATCTCTTACATTATTTATCTTAGCACGTGCAGAATTAACACTATTTGCCATCTCTAGAAAAACTTCATTAATCATGCTAACAAGATAAGTGAATGGTTGTAAAGCATAGCCAGAAATATTCTGTAATACAGTTTGTGAGCACTGAGTAAAATTGTCTCCTGTAGCTTCCAAAGTAGTTTTGCCTTCAGGCTTATAGATTAGTCCAGCAAATGGAATAACACTTGGGTTACAACGTTGCTTTATCCAATCCGCTCTTATAGGTTGAACTCTACTCATGACTTGGTAGTAGCTGATACCAATAAAAAATAGAATGATGACGACAATTGTTATATACAAGTCAGTCCCATACCTATCTAAATACCCTGCTTTGTCATAAAGGTTATTAATATTCTTGTAAATAGTATCCATACTATAGTTTCTTTGGATATTATTATTAGATCTTTATCTTGCCAATCGTGCGGACCATTTTACCTGCCGGACCACGCCAAGCACTATTCATTGTGTCAAACGAGCCAGATAATATATACATAAGAGTCGCAAGAATACCAATTAGCTTGCCAAACATGTCTTTAATGCCAATCGTGATTTTTTGGAACTCAATTAAAATATTAAGAAAAACGCCAAATACATTCTGAATAATATCAGTAATCATACTACGCAAATAGTTGAAGAAAGCACGAATATTAGTAATAGCATTGTTTAATACATTGGCAAAATCACCAAGAGTGCTCATAGTATATTGGAGAGGCTGTGTCAAATATCCCATATAGTTTGTCTGCATAGTCTGCATACAATACGTGAAATTCTGTGTAGAATCGTGTCCAAATACACTAGCGAAAGGCATCACACTAGGATTACATCTATATTTTGGCCAGTTGCGCTTGATATTGCCGATTCCAATAGCAATGACATTAATCATATATAATGCTACAAATGTAAGTATTACAAATGTTAGTAATGTTATATCAGCGGCTGTCATGATACTTTATAGTCCTATTTTTTTTAAAGTATTTCGTCTACACCTAACTCTTCATAAGTTAGAAATGGATGACTTGGTAAACTCAAATCAATATACGTAAACCTACTGTCATTTATGTAAAAAAACCATCTGTGTTCAGAAGAGTCAACATTGGGTAATTTATGCGATTTTGGATGAAATGCGCCTACTAGTGGGAAATAAGCCTTCTCTGTTTTCATCGAAGTCCAAGCAGCCATAAAGCTAAATGTTGATGGGCTCATAAAAACATGCTTGAACTTGCTTATAAAAACAAAATCATGTGTTGGATTAACTGAAACAATCAAGTTGTTTGGTATTAACGCAGCTATATCACGAACAAAAACATCATTATGATTTTCACAAACAAGCCAAACTTGTTTGACAATAACTTCATTCTTAATCTTATTGTAGATTGAGACAACTTCATCCACGTCTAAAGGTTTATGTGTCCAGCTAATCTTATCAGCTCTATCGTTCATATGATAATCTCCATATCGAAGATGAATTACTAAATCATTATCATAATCAACAATTTGTTCTATTTGAGGATGGATACTTATATTGCTCTTACAGACATGTCGTGCTAACTCCAAAAACTGAGAAAGGAAATCCATTCGTTGAAAGTAGCCTTGTATTTTTAAGTTATGATTCCGAGCAAGGTCAAACAACTTTAAATAGCTTACTACATATTTTTGAGTTTCTTGTTTCCCGACCTCATTTACTAATGGTTTTTGGCCATAAACGAACAATTCTTGGTTAGATGAAAAGGTTTCCAGTTTGGATTCATAGTTCTTTATATTTGGGAATCCAGGAATAAATGTCTCTGAGTTTGTATCTTTATGTAAATCATCACATTGTATACCGCAACCCGTCTCATTATGAATAATTAAAGCAAAAAGATATTGAATAAGCTTATTTGCCATTCGCCCTGACCAATATAAACGAATCATAGTTGATAAGTATTATCAATAAATTATGTTTAATACTTACTTTATACTTATTTATACTTAGCACCCAGCACAAATTTTCCATTTACTCGTGGGATAAGTCCCATAGATCTTAAACTAGAGCGTTGTGTATAACCAATTTTGCGACCCTTCTTGAATTTACGCAATGTTTTCTTAACCGAAGTATTGTTCTTAAAAGGTGATTTTTTAACTCGGATGGAAGAGATAGTATAAGCTTTTCTGCGTGACCCACCTTGTTGTGGACATCCAGGTGTTTGACCACAAGTATTGGTAGCATAACAATCATTACAAGCATTGACTTGTGCATCAAGTTTAGCTTGGTTGGTAGCCACAGAATTGCTAGTATTGGAAATAGGACTAACTTGAGGTCCTACTTGAGGAAAAGAAGGAACTGTTAATTGCTTGCTTCCTCCTTTCTTTACTTGTCTGCGCCGGGTCCTTGTCAAACGCTTCATAGTCTTAGTTTTTTTACCAGGACGATGTTTTCGCATCCTCCTACCACCGTGTGTCTTATTAAGATTATTTTGCTCATCATTCTGATACAACTGATAGTTCATCGCATTTTGTCTGGGATTAGAACCGTGTTCCATACCAAAAACTAAGTTCGGTTTTGGCCCATAAGAAGCTTCTGTTGTGTTGTTTGACATTCTTCTTATAAACACTCGTAAGAAAATTGTATAAAACTTATGATATAGTTTATACAAGATGAACGATTCAGAAAGACTTCAACTTCAAAAGATGATAGCCGCCAATGGTGCCGACGACTTTACCCAAGATATTCGTAATGCTAAGCATAGCCAAATGATTAAGATGGAAGTTGAAAAACTATTGAAGTGTAAGAAAGATTATAGCCGCATGGCTAAGAGTAATCCATCAGAGTTTGAGCAAATTTGTTTGACGCGCTGTAATTGGTTATTTATGAATTATCCTGACATCTACAATAGGGTTTACAAAGATGAGTTGGATCTGCGCATTCTCTACGCATTGTTATCTAAATTAAGAGAAATTGAGATAGGTAAAATCGATCAGCATGAGGCGTCTTTTGAAGTGGGCAAGATTCTAAAAGAAATGTATATTGATAGCGCTCTAAAGAAAGAAGCAAAGCTTGAGGAAGCACATAAGCGGTCAAACAAAAAGAAAGGAATTGTCGAAAAAAAACCACTGAAACTTTCTTATTCTGAGTATTGTAAGATGACAAACACAAATAATTGAACCTAGTTTAAACATTGCTACAATTACAAGTATAAGCAGATTTCATAATGGTCTACACGCTTGTAATTGTAGAGTCTCCAGCTAAGACAGGAAGTTTTGAGAAGATTCTTGGGCTAGGCTATAAATGTATGGCCTCATTCGGCCATATTAGAGAACTAAATGGCCTTAAGGCAATCAATAAAGAACAAAACTATAAGCCCTCTTTTACTAATGCTTCATCAAAGGTAAAACAAATTAGAAAGCTTCAAGATGCTATGAAATCAGCTAGTAGTGTTCTATTGGCTACTGACGATGATAGGGAAGGTGAAGCAATAGCGTGGCATTTATGTAAGGTGTTAAAATTAGATGAGCAAACAACACATCGGTTAATATTTCACGAGATTACGCCAGAGGCAATTCGCCAAGCAGTTCGCAACCCGTCAACAATAAATATGGAAAAAGTAAGGGCCCAACAAGCGCGACAAGTATTAGATATCTTAGTTGGATATCAAATATCTCCTTTATTGTGGAGACAATTTGGAGGTCAGCTATCTTTATCAGCAGGAAGATGTCAAACACCTGCTTTGCGACTTGTTTATGAGAATGAATGTGAGATTGAAAAAACTCCGGGAAAAATTGTTTATACTACAACTGGAATATTTACAGTAAAAGCATTAGTATTCACTCTTGATAAGCAGCACGAAGATAAGGAGTCAATGAGTAAATTCTTGGCAAAAACTGTAGAATCAAGTTATAAGCATCTATTGAACATAGATACACAAGGAACTGCTACAAAAAATCCTCCAAGACCATTTACGACGAGCACAATGCAGCAATCTGCCAATAGTGAGTTTCATATTAGTCCTAAAGAGGCGATGTCTATATGTCAAAAACTTTATGAAGCTGGTCTTATCACTTATATGAGAACAGATAGTAGGACATATAGTAAGGAGTTTATTAACAAGGCAAAAGATTTGATTACTAATAAATATGGAAACAGCGAGATTAATCCACAAATAGAAAGTCTTTCACAGCGTAATAGTGATAATTCAAAAGGAAAAGAAAAGAAATTAACAAAAAAAGCCAAACAAGTCAAAGATAATAAGGCACAAGAAGCACACGAAGCTATTCGTCCTACAAATATATTTACGGAAGCACTTAATGCTGCGAAGTTTAGTCCTAAAGAACGAAAGATGTATTATATGATTTGGCGAAACTCGGTAGAAAGCTGTATGCGTGTATGTTTGACACAGACAGTCTCATCATCTATTACTGCTCCAGATGATTGTTCTTACAAGTGTTCACAAGAGGAAATAATCCAGCCGGGTTGGAAACTAGTAGCAGGTTTTGAGAAAACAAACATGAACTACCGTTATCTTGTGTCACTCAAAGACATTTGTCCAATTGAGGTAAATTATTCAAAGATCATGAGTAAGCTTGGTGTAAAAGATACAAAACAGCATTATACAGAAGCCAAGTTGGTTCAATTATTAGAGGAAAAAGGCATTGGGCGTCCATCAACATTTTCAAGTTTGATAGATAAGATTCAAGAACGGGGCTATGTCAAACGCGAGGATGTTGAAGGTAGATTACATAAAGGAATAGAGTTTGAGCTTATAGGAGACGGAATAATAGAAAGAGAAATTGAGAAAAAGTTTGGTGGTGAGAAGAACAAGCTAGTGCTACAGCCGATTGGTAAAATGGCTTGGGAATACTTGAGAAGTGTTTGTTTGCCACTTTTCGAATATGACTATACAAAGGAGATGGAAGAGAAACTTGATATAGTAGCTCAGGGAGATAAAACATGGTATGAGTTATGTGCGGAATGTGATGAACAGATTCTACAATACACAGATAAAGCGAGTTCTGCTCCCAACTTACCTGAAAAGGACATAGTAATAGATGAAAAGTATAAATATACTATAACAAAATATGGTCCAGCTATTGTTACTATTGAAGACGGAAAGAAGGTTTATAAATCAGCAAGAAAAGACATAGATTTAGATAAACTGAGGGCTGGAGAATTGACACTAGAATCAATAATTGATGAAGAGAAGCAGAATGGTAAAGATATTGGTTTGTTTGAAGGAAACCATGTTTATCTGAAGACAGGTAAGTATGGAATGTATGTGCAGTGTGGTGAGAAGAATATATCTGTCAAAAAGATTGCTAATAAATCATCAGATATCACATTTGAGAAAGTATTACCATTATTAGAAGCAAGTAAAGAACCGTCAAAATTTCGTAAGTTAAATGAAGACTATAGTATCAGAATAGGCAAATCACCATATGTATTCTTCAAAACTAAGAAGATGAAAAAACCTAAATTTATTAACCTTAAAGGTTTTGATGAAGACCCTTTTGAATGTGAACGTTCCATTTTGCTTGCTTGGTTAGAAACACATCACAAAATTAAAATTGATATATAATTACAGTGAATATAATGCTGGAACACGGATTTCATATTGTCTTCCTACTTCATTCCGAAGGCAATTAAATTCGACGGTGAAATTGAATGGAAAGTCCTGGAAATCAATGAGAGAACCAGAGTGTGTACGGAATTTGAACTTGAGCTTCTGGACTCGCTCAAGTGGAGGGTCATAATGAGATAAGTTTTGTAAGAACCCATTTCTCGAATCAAACACTTGTCCATAGGGAATAATGGTAATAGGTATTTTGGCAAAAGCGGCATTTACAACGCCATTGTAATCATTATTATATAGAGAGTTTGTTTGTTCAGAATAAGGATTCAGCTCATCCATACTGTTATATTTTTCTAATTCTACATAGATTGTGTTTTCACCCAAAAGTTTGTAGACAAGAGGTGCCTCAATAAAAAAGACGCTGTTTGACACAGGAGAGGTAGAAGGAGATAGCCACGAAGATGCCGGTTGATTGTTGTAATCCAATGTAAGAGCATCATTAGATTCAGAGGAACTGTAAGATTCTTTATCAAAACCAAGATTGAATCCTAATCCCCATTGTGTATAACGTTCCCATGCGTTAGGTTGTTCGCATTGGTTGAGTGTGTAAGGCATTCTAACGTCAAAGTGTAAAATAAAGGAGTCAATAGTATTTCCGAAATACATTTTCATTCCGACTTCATTATTAGTAACTACAAATTTGTCGTATGTATAGGAAATTCCATTGTCTTCTAAATACTGAGTGACAGCTTTGTTCATTTTGTTTGCGATCTCATCAGCAATTTGTTCTGGTCTATAGAATCCTTCATCAATAGTAATGTCAAACGCTGGGGCAGAAGCAAGGATACCATAAATTGCTGGAAAGATACTTGTAGACCAGTTAATGTTGACATTATCAAAGGCAAACTGTAACTTAGTATTTTGAATGTCATTTGAAAAAGTATAGTAGTTAGACGGCATACATGCCTCAACAAGTCTCATTGACTGAACATTTGTTATAGCCTCTGGAAGCTGTATTTCAAAATGATTAGGAAAAGGCCATTTATTTACGTCGCGATCGTTCGAATGAATTGTAACAAGTTTTCTATCTAAAACATATGTTTGTTGTCTTGAAATAAGCTGATGATTATTATTAGTATTAAGATATGGTGGGTTAGTTTGATTACGCATCATAATATATATATGATGCCTAATAAAATTGAGTGAAAAACGTGTCAAAAAATAACTACTTACAGTATAAGATGCCTATAGAAACAAATTCTAGCTTACCATTTGATGTGACCACTATGTTGATGTTAGCTATTGCTGGTGTATTAGCAAAACTATTTCTATCAGGAGGAATAACTTCAGATGGAAGTACTGGCCCAGCATCAATCACGGTATGGGGTTATGGTTTGACATCAATGGCTTTCATAGGACTTTTGCTGGTTGTTTTTGCCTTATCTTCCCAAGTTGCGTTAAAGCAGAGTTCTATACAAGGTATTAAGACTATGGTTCAATCATCATTTCCTGTAGTAGCCACTTTGATAGTACTTGGTTGGATCATTGTGATTAATATGTCTTATATGAAGCGGATAAACATGGGCAAAGTCGCACCTGAGTTCTCACAATTTTCGTTCTTTTCTTCAATCCTTATTATTCTTCAGCTACTGGTTGTTATCAAATATATCTTAGATACACTAAACATTGACTTGATCCCAAATGCGCATCCAACAGTAAAAACTATGGAAAAAGTTTTAGCATCGGAATTGACGTCTATAACTATGGTACTTACTCTACTTAATCTAATTTTTGCTGGAATGATGCAAGTTGTTGTTGAGTTCTTTTCTACTGATGGTTAAGAAAACAGAATCTATAGGTAATTCCAACTTCATTATGAGTGTCAAACACTCCTGAACATTTAAATAAAAAATTATACTGAACATCTTGTCTTGGAAGTTTAACATCAAAAGCCTTTTGAACTGCTTGTTTGATGAGATTAATTGTCAATGTGCGACCTACAACAAACTGTTTCTCATTATTTTTTCCATAGTTCCAAACGTTATAGATAGTCTTCATAATAGATGATAATTTGACGAATGTATCTTCACATGCTTGTTCATACCTTTCATGAAGACTTTTAGAATCAGATGCTCCTACATTAATGCTTAATAATAATGGAATGCCAATAATAGTTCCTTCGGGTGAACAATACATAACTCTATAAAATCCCCCGCCCGCTACTACGGTATTTTCAGTTCTCTGACTAATGTGAATATAATTACTATTAAAATTTTGTAATGGGATTGTAACTTGCATTCTACTACAAGGAGTAAATAATTATCTTTATACCAGTGATTATTCAAAATGACAGATTCAAAGTGTATATGTTATGCTATGTTTGGCAACGACCTGTTGGAGATAAAAACAAAGACATCATACTATATATTATGAATGCTTGTTCTGGAGTGACATCTGGTAAAGAGTTCATATTATGGACTGCTTTTTTACAAAGAATCAACTCGCGTTTAGTTGGCTTTTTTTGAAAAAGAAATCGTGTCCACATGTTTGTTAAATGTGGATGACTTTCTTTTTTGGAATCAAGAAGGTTAATACATTCTTGTATGCTAGTCATGTTATAACTATAGATTGGTAATAAAGAAATTATGATGTATTATCGCAATATGAATATTCCAGAGTGTAAGTTTGACGATTATTTGAAAGAAAAAGTAGGTTTTAACATACATCCTGAAGTATCCGCAACAATAGTGAAGTTGAGTCAATCAATAACTCCAAAAAATGTGATATTCTATGGTCCTCCAGGTGTTGGTAAGTATTCTTGTGCTTTAGAATATTTAGCTAAACAAAGCCCAACATCACTTGCTTATGAGCGAAAGGCTATCATTGATACTACAAAAGGACAGTATACAATCAAGATTAGTGATACTCATTTTGAGATAGACATGAGTTTACTTGGATGTAATTCAAAGCAAACATGGAATGAGTTATTTATGCATATAATAAATATTGTCAACCTACGAAACGTTAATCAAGGAATTATTTTATGTAGAAATTTTGATAAGATTAATGGTGAGTTACTGGAGGTTTTTTATTCATATTTACAGACTGGGCCACAAAAGACCAAATTATCATTCATATTATTAACAGAATCAGTAAGTTTTGTTCCGAACAACATTATACAAAGATGTCATATGATTCGTGTGATTCGTCCAAAGCGTCAAATATATGCCAAGTTGAATAAGATATCAAAGACGTTTGACATCAATACAATTCAGAATATCAAATCTTGGAGAGACAATATTGAAACAAGTAATGAACTAGTATTGAAGAAAAGATTGTTGAGTCAACTTGAAAGTATTGATAATTTTGATTTTGATGAGACAAGAAAGGTTTTGTATGATATACTAATCCAAAATCAAAATATAGTAGATTTATTATGGGATGTTGTGTATACTATTGTGAAGAATGGGTTGGATCCTTCCAAAGGGTTATTGCTTTTAAAAGAAACATATTCATTTCTTGAGCTGTATAAGAACAACTATCGTCCCATTTATCATTTAGAGAGATACATGTGTTTTCTGTTAAGATTGATTCATGAATTATGAGGATGCGCGAGATATTTTAGGATTACCAGATGTTTGGGATATTAAATCATTAAATAAGGCATTTCGTTTACAAGCAAGACGTTTTCATCCTGACAAAAACAAGTCTTCTGAAGCAAATTTAGAATTTGATATTGTCAAACGGGCTTATGATTATTTATTGGACCATAAAGCTGGTAGTCCTAGAGATAATAGTTTGTTAGATGATAATAATTACAAGGAGTTGTTTGACCAGTTTAACAATGAGAAAGTAGCAAAGTTGTATTCGGCTTGTAAAGAGGTAGTCTCAACAGCCAAAGATTTATTACAAGAGTGGAAAGCAAAAAACAAAGGACATTTATTTGAGCATACAATTAAAGTCAGTTTATCTCAAATGCTTAATGACGAAATGTATGTTTTAAAACATAAGGATGAGACCTATTATGTTCCATTATGGTATCCGAGTGTCTACTTTGATTTGGAAGATGGAGATGCTTTAAGTATCAGTATAGATGTAGACTTGCCAGATGGTTGTTCTATCGACGACAATAATAAGCTAATAATAGCTGTTAGTCCAGATTATAATAAGGAAGGGTTTGACGTCCAACAATTTTTATCACCTCGTTCTCCTCAATACAATCAAAAATTCTGCCTAAGCATGTTTTCATCTGGTGCGTCTTTTACACTTCCATCTGCTGGCCTATTACGAGTTGGTGATATTTATGATGAAATAAATATAAAAGATAGACAGTCAGTAACGTTTTTTTTCAAGTAACAACAAAAAAGGCGTTAAGTTTTTGAATATGACATCTACTAATAAGTGAATGTCATAAGAGTGATTATTAATACCCCTTGTGGGGCTCGAACCCACGACCCCAGGATTAGAAGTCCTGTGCTCTATCCAACTGAGCTAAAGGGGCCTATATGAACGTGAACATTTTTGCTCACTGATTGCTAGGTACAGGTCTCAAACATGTGAAGCATAATGCAACGGAACTTAAAATCTATCCTATTTGAGCATTCAGAAAACCCAACGATGTATCAGAATTATATATGCCGACACATATAAATAATCTTGTTTTTCTTTAAGTGGTTTATAAAAATTAATTAGTTCATTTAGAAATAATTTTTACTGAAATCGCATCTTATTCTATACTCTTAGCCCACTGCTTAATACTCCGAATGCTATACCACCTGATAATGTCCATGCCTCACCTGTATTAGGCACATCATGACCATGAATAAGATATACAGCCAAATAAGCAACAATAGGAAGCACATAAGCTAACTTCTTTGTCTTAAGAAACATATGAACCAGTACATACATTACGATAAAGTTACCAACCAACATCGCATGATTGTAAAGAGATCTCTCACGACCAGTAAGCTTTCCCTTGCGCCAGAAATGGACTATAAATTGAATAATTAACACAATAAGAGAAACGAGCAAAAGAGGAGACATCGTATATAAATAGAAATTAATAAAAGATTTTGAAAAATATGTTTTAAAAACGCAACGAGCAGGATTCGAACCTGCGCGGGCATAGCCCAATAGATTAGCAATCTATCGCCTTAACCACTCGGCCATCGCTGCATAAAATGTCTACAGAGAACAACGTTCGCATGTGCCAAATGGCCATAGCTTGTATATTTAATTGCTGTTTGTTCTCTATTATATGTCTTTTGTAAAGACCTAATGCCGAATGGCGCTCTTATACATAGGACAATATAACTATTGAGCCTTATTTAAGTAGATATAATATTTATTTTATAAACGACAAATAACGCATTTTTGTTGATTTATTAAACAAGTATAAAGGTGAAATAAGAGCTTTATTAGTTACGATAAAATGGACCAACTAAAGACTCATATGATAGCTATGGCTACTTTAAAAGGAGATGGTAGTAGCAAAAAAATGAGTCATCTTGTCTATTCAATCATAGCTATAACTGTTGTAGATAAGACCTTTGCTGTGATTCCTTACATTTGGAATTTCTCTGTCAAGCATATTCAGAAGTATCTTGAAAAGAAAAGAGAACAGATGCAGCCGAAGATACTTGGCCAAACAAAGAAAGATATTACTGGAGAGATTATATTGACATACGACGAGTCTCCAAATTCAAAAATTGACAATTCGCTTGTTGAATCCTTATTAGATAAAGTATCTAACTTACCACAAGCTAAGAAGTTACGGTTGAAGTCAAGATTCGTGATTGAAAGTACAGAACCTATTGAAATTTCAAATGAAATTTTTTTCCAGGTCACCACTTTTGACACTAATCCAACTGAAGAGCAAATTATTAAGATGAAAGTTTTTAGCTATGAGAAGACAGTTGTAGAAATTCGTAAATGGCTTGATGATATTAAAACAAACTATGAGAATGAAAAGCAATATAGCCTTAACGGCAAACGGTTTATTTTCGAAGAAAATGTTGTAATAGCGCCTAAGGACACAGATGGAAACTACCGTCTTGATTCGCTTCCTCCTGTTTTGTCGTTCCATATGAATCAATTCCAAACAAATCGTCATTTATATAATGTCTATGGCTCAGAAGTAAAAACTGCTTACAAGCGAATCAAACTATTCTTGGAAAATCCTTCATGGTATGAGAAACGAGGAATTCCACTTACTTTCGGCGTGCTGTTACATGGGCCTCCTGGCACTGGAAAAACGAGTTTTATTAAAGCTATTGCTAATGATACAGATAGGCATATTGTTTCAATTAACTTGTCAGAATGTACCACTAAAAAACAACTCAGGAGTTTGTTCTTTACAGATAGACTTACCTCTATTAACAATGGTCAAGCTGCATCGTATAAAATTCCTCAGTCAAAGCGAATCTACGTTTTTGAAGATATTGACTGTTTATCGGATGTTGTTCTCGATAGAGGTACTCAAGGTCCTTATTCATATGAGCATAATGAAGCCTCAGATGATTTGGAACATGTTGGGAACTTTAAAAACCAAGATTTACTAGACGGAACAAACTCTAGTTCACCTGTTTTTAACCAAGATTCAGCATTAGTTGAAAGTTATACAAGTGATAGAAGTATAGCTTTTACTGAGTTTGATCCAGATACTTCCAGGAGTAACCCGAATACACTTGAAACTGACAGCAACAAAAATCAATCAGTTCCTGTTCACCCTGAAAAACTTACATTATCGTTTTTATTGAACCTTCTGGATGGTGTTGTAGAAACACCTGGGCGGATTATTATCATGACAAGCAACTACCCAGAGCGGCTTGACAAAGCTTTAATCAGACCAGGTCGTATTGACCTCATTTTACGTTTTGGATATTGTACATTAGGTATCATCAACGAGATGTTTCAGAGTTTCTATGAGGATAATTGTATTCAATTTGAAGGTAGTGTCAAACATAAGATAACACCCGCAAAGCTTAATCAGATTATGTTTGAGCACTGTTTCGAACCTGAAAAAGCAGCACAACAGGTCATATTGAAAACTGGTGTTTTGCTGAAAAGCGTAAGAGAGTCATAAATAAAAACAGAAAAATTGACGCGTTCTCCAGCTCAGTAGTCAAGGCACTCTTTCAAATTAAAGATATACAAGCTTCTTAAATACTTTCCAAGCAAAAGACATTACCAATGGGCTACAAACGTTCTAGAGCCAATAACCCTATCAAGGACGTTTACTGCTACGCTGTTTCAACAGGAAAATACGACTATGCCTATCTCATCTACTCAAGAGTCTCTCTTGACGAGAATCTTCAAGGCAAACGTCTGAAGATTGCTGACCTGTCTGACTCGCCTATTCTCTCCTATGCCAAGAGCATTGCGAATGAAGACTGCTGCGGCGGCATGGGCTGGAGGGAATACACTGTCACGCACCCTGCTCACGGTCATCACAATCTTCTACAACATCTTCAAGACAATGACATCTATACAGCTAACAACAAACAATGTACTGACGACAACGCCACAGTTCAAGATACTATTATGGGACAAATGGAACAAAACATCTTGTCAAACACAAACAGCTCTGTTGTCTATCACGCCATATCCATCAAAGACAAAAAATGGGTTACATTGCGTGTTACAAGAATGCAAACGCAAACAACGTTTGACGACCTTCACAAAACTATCACAGAACTCAAGAAAGCTCTTCTTGCTGTCAATACAACTCTCTGCTGCCACGAATGCTCCAAAACTATCAACAGTCCAGATGACCTTGTCATGACTCCCTCTGGCGACATGTACTGTCAAACTTGTTACTAGTGACTTGCGAACTTACAAAATACCAAAAAAATAAAAATAGTTTAGATAACACATATTTTTGTTTTCAGTTGCTCATATCCTACTAAGCCAAGTTCACCAGCTGGGTTAGAAGATTATTGTCGCTTGATGATCTGGTAAAGTTCGTTGTCATCATTATACCAAATCTTGTGAATAATCCAATCTACATTTTATATAACTTTATTATCCGTTGACAACATTATCTTTGGGTTTGAATGAATAGATGCTGTCAAACACAATCTTAAAATGGCATTTTTAATTTTGTAAGCAATTGTCTAATATTCATTAACGGTCCATGACACACTGTATTCGTTTGATACTATTTACTGAAGATATATCAATATGTGATAACAAACCACCTTTGGAAGTAAAATAATTTTGTATTCCATCTATGATAATTCGATTATTCTCAAATAAAATAACAGGTTCTTCATACTCATCGTACTTCTCTTGACATTGTTCATACTCTTCTTCTGTCATCGCTTCTTCACCATGTACTGAATTGTACCAACAACGTTCTCTCTTCAACTCAATGTATTCATTATTTTGTTTCCCATCACTACACAAGTCCTTGAACTCTATTTTCAAATAAGTGATCAAGTAGTAGTCACAACCCATTCTTCCCTGTTTAATCAAAAGGTCTAGGTCTCTATTTATTATTAAAACAGCACAAAAATAAATCAATTTTTTAGAAAAACATAAATAAAAGTATTTGAATAAGAGTTACACAATAAAAATGTTTGTTTTTTATTGTGTTTTTTATTTTTGTCTACTTGTTTTCAAGTTACTGTTTAGGTTGCCTTCTTACGAATAACCTTCTTTTTGGTTACCTGAACTGGGGTGGGTTCAGGCTCTGGCTCTGCCTGTACTTCTTGTGCCTCATCATGCTGGACAGAACCCTCATCCTCATCATCCGAATCTGCCACAATTGTAGCTGACACATTTTTAGATAATACCTCTTGTTCTTCCTGCTCTACTGCTGCCTCCATTCTCTCACGAAGTCCAGTTGGGATCCTGACAACACAACCTGAATCCGCCTGAACAGGGCGCTGTTTTACAACTGCCTGATACAATCTCCAAGTCATGCCACACTTTCCACTCGCAAAGTAGATTCCACCAGCACGAAGCACTGGAACAATCTTAGTAGCAATAGCCTTTCGAATCTCTCCATCACCAGATGGGATAATAGTCTCGGGAGTAACACTGTCGTCGTTAGGGTTGGGGAACAATGGAACCTCCAAATCATCAATGTTATAAATCGCAAATTTGCTATCCCACTCAGTGCCATAGAAGGGAAGCTTAACACGAAGAGAAGGTGCGCGGTCATAATCAGACTCACGTAGAGGTGGATTGGTCGTATCATCCACAATCTTTGTAGGGTAGCGAAGCATAGGATTCCATAGAAGGTCCATTCCTTCCTCCGAAAGCTTGGGCTTGTTCAGAAACTCACGACAGTTCTTGCGAACATGTTCTTTTGCTAACTTCTCAATTTGCTTCATCTTCTCTAAGAAATTCTGCTCCTCCTCGGTATCATACTGACTTCCCTTCTGAGGGAACTGAAGCTGAAGCTCATAAGATACTTTACCATTGTTATCATCCACATACTTCTTCACGCCCCAAGTAGTCATCAAAGGTCCGGAAACCTGAAGAATTCTCTTCTCTTGCTGATTCATAATGCTAACATTTTTTCCTCCTACCTTATTCAACTTCACCTTGGCGAAACTCATATGAGTCTCTGGCTCAAAGTCATCAAAGCTGATAACGCCGTTGTTGGTCTGTTGGGTCTGCTTGTTGCTCATTGCTATGGTTTCACTACGGTCCTTTATGATTAAGTGATACTATATACAAGACCGAATCCTTTAAGTCAATTTTTTAAATAAATCTTTAAAAAATAAACGTTTTAACGTTAAAATCAAAAAAAATGAAGTTTTCATATCATTTTTTACGCGTAACATAGCTTGCTAATTTACCAGCATAATAAGTAGCTATCATAATAGTGAGCGTTACCCCTACATAAAGAATCATGTCCTCAACTATTTGCTTCTCGTTTCTCCCTTGATCTTTGGAAATATGAAATCCAGTTACTCCCACAAGAACCAAACCTAATATAGCATTCAAAAACACAGCAGTTGTTTTACTAAATAGTAAGAACGGTGCTAAGAATAAATAAGGAGCAATAAATTCTATTACTGCTACGATACTTCCTGATAATAAACCTTCTTTATCCTTACCGTTAGCCCTATCAGACATGTATATAGAAAAGGCATCTGCTAGGGAATTACTAATACTTAAACCAATGATTGAAGCAACTATAGCCTTGAACTGACCGTTAGACGACCACTGACTTAAACTAATTCCAAGAGCTGTCATTGCACTACTGATTATACCAAAACTAACGCCTTGGCGAAAAGCCTTACTCCCTAAGAGATGATGAATATCCAACATATAAATTATACAAACATTCAAATAAAACTTGTAAGTATTTAAATATCATTAGTTAATGAAAAATGTGGGATTCTCATTAACAATAAATATATTTCATTTTACTTAGGCAGTAGCATTAGCAGCGGGCTGCTTGTTCTGCTTGGCAAAGTGAGGAGTCATATACTTCTGGAGGTTAAAGTAAGTGAGCTCATCACCCTTGTTAAGCTTGAGAAGCTTAGACAAAGCATTGTCAGGCTCAATAATACGACCATTAGTCTTGTTCTTAAGACCATTTTCAGTCACATATGTATTGATAGCCTTAGTCACATCAGTGCGTGCCATTTCAGTACCTGGCTTAACCTTCAAAAAGGCAGCAAGCTCGTTCGAAATGCGAGTAGGCTTCACAAAGCCAGAAGGGGGCCTGTCTCCCTTAGCCTGCTTGCGACCCTTCTTGCTCTGCTTCTGGGCAGCCTTCAGCTCACGAGTCACACAAGCATGATAAGTGCGGAAACGGTTGCGTAGGGCAGTATGCTCGCTTGACAAACGAGTGAACTCAGCAAGAATCTGATTATACTCAGATTCAAGACGCTGGATTGCGGTCACCTCAACGGCTACCTCATTCTGGGGCTCAGCAACTGCTGTTGCTGTTTGAACAGGAACAGTTGCAGCGGCCGAAACCTCAGGCTTCTTAGTGGCACGAGCGGGAGCAGCAGTTACAGCTGGCTTGGAGGTCTTAGTGTTCTTCGAGGGCATGTCTCTCTGATATTATGTTATATGACTATTTCTTAAGCCCTTTAACGCACCTATATATATTATCGCACCAGTTCTCGTGTCATAATACATTTAGTATTTCTTAAGTTTGACGCATATTCCAAAAATATGCCTAATATTCCCTAATATTCCCTAATATTCCCTAATATTCCCTTTACTTAATACTGCTCATTATATACAGATGCTTCATATAACCATGGCATTGCATCGCGTGCCCCTTGACAAGCCAGTGTAAGTGCCATAAGAACATAAAAGCACCCTAATTGTCTATTGTCTCTATTTATTCCTGTAAATACTAGACGCTCACTTATTTCTAAAGCCTGTGATAATAATTCTTCTCTTGATGTATGTGTTATTAACCATGCTCTTATGTTTCCCGAATAAATTATACCCCTTGGTGGAATAATCTGCGCACGTTGAATCGTGCTTAGATGTGCTCTATACTGAAAGATCTGAATAACTTCTTGAATAAATTGTCTCAAATCCAAAGAAGACATATTTTCAAACCATTCTGTGCTTGTATAATGACCATAAGTATCTATTTCTTGAAATAGACTTGTAAGCCGTTGTCCAGTCGTCATATGCGACGTATTTTCAACATCATCATCATCTTTTATAACATAGTCTACTTTTCGTTTTAATACTTTTGATAGCTTTACAAACTGTGTAAACTGAGTTAAAATTGGTGATTCAATCGGACTCATTGTATATGGATTCTTCAACTTCCTAGTCAGTTGATGACTGATACTATTTTTAACAAGAGTCGCAAAAGAAGCCGCGTCAAACACATAACATTTATCCACACTCTTATCCCTGAAACTAAAAAACTGATCCATTGGTATATCCTGTACATCTTCCATTGTAGCAAAATCTGAAATATTAATTACATTTGTTCTATTATACAAAGCTGGTCCATGAGAATCTATCCATAGTTCTGTTATTGCACGCCTAATTACAGCCTGAAGCATAAAACTATTATTAGACATGTAAAGAAAATCATATAATCGGTTTTGTAACTGATTTTTATTTCCTGTCACTTTCAACTTATAATGTTTACACATATTCTTCAAGTCTTGTACTTTTAGCCGCTTATCATTCACATAATCATAATCACCAAAACTAGGCATCTTTACTTCAAAACTATCGCTACTTTCTACTTTTTTATTTCTAATAATCCTTTTCTTTTTACTCGTTTCATGTTTTTTTTCTATTGGCAATTCCATACTAATAATTTCGTTTGACATAATATCTTCAACAAACATATATTTATCTATTAGACAGATTCTTTTATAACCATTGAGCTAACATTTTATCACACACAGAATATACTGTGTCTAATAAAAATACTCGCTTATACTTATTCCTGATAGTTTCCAATTGGAAAATAAAAGTGCTCTCTAGTCATTACCTGCTGTAATAAATCACCATTCATTTGCTTATAACGCAACATTCCCTTCTTTCCAACCAACTTCTGATTCAAATAAACATATCTTGTGTCAAACAATCCAAGGTTTGAATACAACATACACATGTTATCAACATATTTTGTATGCTCATCAAGCCATTCATAAAATGGTTGTTTTGTATTGATTTTGCTATATCGCCTAAACAACTTCATAGTATTATGAAGATTCACCTTCTTATCATCTTTACACGAATAATCAGTTCCTGCTGCCACACATATCTCTTTTAACTGCTCTACAGTAACTTTTAAACTTTCGCATATTTTTTTAGTATCATAAACAACCACTGTTTCTTGTAATAAACTAAGATGCCTCCAAACCACTGGAGTCCCATATACGAACATATCCATATCATCTGAGACACAAGCATTAACATAACGCTTGATAGCCAGTTTTGCACACAATCCATCTGCTTCGCCACACGCTTCTACCCAGACTACTCCCATAGCTGTAAATAACTCTTTCACATTCATAACATCTATTTGAGTTATACGTGTAGACTTAGACTTCAATGATAATACTCTATTTTCAAGTGCCAATCTTTCTTCATTTGTTATCTCTTCATTTGATAAATCCTCTTCACACTTTACCAATTCATCATATGCCCTATAACGTTCTTCGCGTCTTGTTTGAATTACTGCTGCTTTCTCTTCTGGAGGCTTACCATCAAACACAAAACAAACTATAATATTGTGCTTCTTGAATAAATTAACCAAGTTATACATGTTTTCAAGCAAACATCCTTTTTCCTTATATCTATACATGAATATACTTGTATCAATGGCTACTTTCTGGCCGGATAAGCTACTCAAATGCGTCCTCGTAACAGCATCTGGAGCTTGAGATAATATAAGCGAGTTTAAATGTGGAACACCCATTATGGTCTGTTTGGTAATGTAGTTATATCTCTTTCATCTATGTCAATTTTTTTGTTTTAAAGTAAGCTCATCCTAGATGTTACCCTTCTATCATTACCTTTTGTTATATCACTCTTTACACTTTTCAAAACTCTTTGCCAGGCTGAATTGACTGCTGGACTTCTTACAATATTATTTAACAATCTCAAAAAACTCTGCTTACCTTGAAAATTATTTGGAAATTCAATCAATTCATTACATTCGTGTTCACACCATTCTATCATACTTGGATAGGCATTT